GCTGCTTGGCCACCCAGCCGTGCTGATGCTTGAGAATGTCCAGCGCCGCCTTGGTGTCGCCCGCAGCGGCGGCGTCGTACAGCGTTTTGGCGGCGTTCATCTCACTCTCGGCGCGGCCCTTCAGCTCGGCCATTTCTACCAGCGGGTCAAACTCCTGGAGGTATCGGTATTGGCTGGGCATCAGACCCGCGGCCATTGCCAGGCTGTCGCCTTTTAGGCCGTAACGCGCGGCGGCATAAATCGCCTCCAACCGCGCCTCGGTCGCTTTGGGCCGATCTGGAGTGTAGGGCAAAGAGTAGAAGGTCATGGGGCGCGACACTAACCGTTGCGGGTTGCGCGGGCAACATACAAAAAAAATTTTAAGTTTTGCGGGCGGTTGACGTTTTAGGCGTATGAAAAATTGTTTGTGGCCCCTCCGTGGCAGTAGCCCCCGCGCGCAGGCCCCCGCACCCCCGCCCCCGCGCGCCAGCCCGCGCGCGTGCGCCCGCCCGCTGCCGGCACGCGCGCGTGGCCATATGCTCCCGCGCGCGCGCGCGTGTGACCTTTTCTCTGATGGGCGGTCTGGGTAGGGATGTGACACGTCGCCCGGTAGCGTCGCCCGGTAGCGTCGCCCGGTAGCGTCGCCCGGTAGCGTCGCCCGGTAGCGTCGCCCGGTAGCGTCGCCAGGTAGCGCCAGCTGGTAGCGCCAGCTGGTAGCGTCGCCCGGTAGCGCCAGCTGGTAGCGCCAGCTGGTAGCGCCAGCTGGTAGCGTCGCCTGGTAGCGTCGCCCGGTAGCGTCGCCCGGTAGCGTCGCCCGGTAGCGTCGCCCGGTAGCGTGCAACGGAAAGCGTTTCTAGGTCATATGGGCGGTTTAGGTTCCTGTTTTTAGTTGGAGCCAGAACGGTGGGCTATATATAAGGTTATCCTTATATATACTCATTTTTCAGATCACACTGATACGTCATAGCTATATATAAAACCCATCCGCCCATCTAACGCCTTGATCGAGGGCGCATATTCCCTCGGCTTTTCATGGGCGCCATCGCCCCATATTTTTCGCCCCAATCACCTAGCTTTTTGCGTTTCTGCAAACAAAAGTATTGCAATGCCCGCGCGACACGATAAGATCGCGTCAACAGCAACGGAAGGACACGAAAATGATCGCCAACACCTACAACGCCGCCGCCCGCGACGCCGCCGACGCCGCCCACGCAGCCGCCCACGCAGCCGCCCACGCAGCCGCCCTCGACGCCGCCTACGCCGCCTACGCCGCCTACGCCGCCGCCCGCGACGCCGCCGACGCCGCCGCCGACGCCGCCCACGCAGCCGCCTACAACGCCGCCTACGCCGCCCGCGACGCCGCCCGCGACGCCGCCGACGCCGCCCTCGACGCCGCCCTCGACGCCGCCGACACCGCCGCCCGCGACACCCTCGACGCCGCCCTCGACGCCGCCGACGCCGCCCGCGCAGCCGCCCTCGACGCCGCCCGCGACGCCTGATCCACTACCGCCGCGCGGCAATCCCGCCGCGCGGCACAATCAACTAAAAGGAACGAAAATGTTTGCACACTTCTACAAGGTTCGCGGCGGCTACGAACTGATCATCAGCCGCACACCCGCGCTGAATACCGGCATCATCAGCACCCACGACGTGAAGGGCAAGCGCGAGGCTCGCAAGATCGCTCAGGATCTCGGCGCTAAGTGCTGGAACTTTTGATCCTCAAGCCATGGGGCGCACGCCGCGCCTCATTACTGGACGATCAACAACGGCCACGGTGGCCACCTGAAAGGAAACTAAAATGACTGATTTCGCGCACGTCCCCTCCGCTTTCCTGCGCGCCGTCCTGGACGCCCGCAACGCCGCCTATGCCGCCGCTAACGCTGACTACACTGCCGCCACCAATGCCGCCTACGATGCCCGGGACGCCGCCTACACCGCCCTCGACGCCGCCCGCGACGCTTAACCAACTACCGCCGCGCGGCAATCCCGCCGCGCGGCACACAATCAACTAAAGGACACGAAAATGATCGCCAACACCTACGACCCCACCTACAGCGTCACCTTTGACTCCATCCTGCGCGGCGCAAATGTTGACGACCCAGCGGAAATTGATTGGTCGAAACACTTGGCCGCTGCCGCGCCGTTGATGGACGATGACATCCGCGAGTTTTTGGGGCTTTCGGACTGGGGCGACAGAAAGAACCCCAAGCTGGATTTTCTTCTGGCGTACATGGGCGCGCACGTCCAGAAATTCGGATCGCACTTTGAGTGGGCTTAACCTTTGATCCTCATACCTGCATCCCGGCTGGATGCCGGGATGCAGTTGTGGACGATCAACAGGCCGCTGGCCCCGAAAGGAAACTAAAATGATCACCACACCCAGCGCCTCCCTCGCCGCCGCCTACGACGCCGCCTACACCGCCGCACGCGCCGCCCGCGCCGCCTACGACGCCGCCTACGACGCCGCCCGCGACGCCGCCTACGACGCCGCCTACACCGCCGCACGCGCCGCCCGCGACGCCGCCCGCGACGCCGCCGCCGCCGCCCGCGACGCCGCCCGCGACGACGCCGCCGCCGCCCGCGACGCCTAATCCACTACAGCCGCGCGGCAATCCCGCCGCGCGGCACAATCAACTAAGGGAAACTAAAATGATCGACCGTAGCGAAGTGAGCCGCGCAGTGGCTAAAGCCATTGCTTACAAATCGTGTGGCAAAGATGCCGAAGCTGCGCAATGGGCGCGCGAACTAGTCCGGCTGCTGGAATGCGCCGATATCCTGAAAGGAAACTAAAATGATCACCACATCCAGCGCCTCCCTCGACGCCGCCCGCAACGCCTGATTCACTACCGCCGCGCGGCAATCCCGCCGCGCGGCACACAATCAACTAAAGGACAATTCCCTATGACTGACACAATCCAAATCTCAATCCCCGCCGGTTTCATTGACGCCGCAATGTGCGCCGTTTCGAAAGAGGAAACGCGCTACTATCTCAAAGGCGTGTTCATTGACGCGCGCGGTTTCATCGCCGCGACTAACGGGCATATGGCTTTCGCCGCGCGCTGCAATGACGCTTACAAGCTGGCCGACGTGAAGCCGACCTATCCAAACGACGCGCTCCCCGGCGTTATTGTGCCAAGCGATGCAATCCTGCAAGCTGGCAAAGCCGCCGGTCGTTCTAAGGGACTTTGCTATGTGATCGAGCGCGACGCGCAAGGCTTGTGGTGGATCCTCTATGGCAATGCCCGGATCCACTTCGCGCCGGTTGACGGATCCTTTCCAGACTGGGCGCGGATTATCCCCTTCGCGCCAGATGCGCTAGCCGCCGCGCATTTCAACCCGCTCTATATCGGCAAGCTAGGCGATATGGCGAAGGCATTGCGCGACGGCAAGAAAGACGCCGCAAGCCTATTCAAGCTGCACCAGAACGGCGAAGACCCGGCCCTGGTAACTTTCGCCAGCGAGGATGGAAAGGGCCAGCGCAATGACTGTTGCGGCGTCTTAATGCCAATGCGCGAAAAGGGCGCAAGCGCGTTCGACCGCGACGCTTTTATCGCCTCCTAATCAACTATCGGCGCGCGTCTGCAAAAAAAAGTATTGCAGACGCGCGCCGGCCCTGATACGGTGCTGCATCAACCAATCAAACACTAAAGGAAACTAAAATGATCGCCAACACCTACGACGCCCTCGTCGCCGCCCTCGACGCCCTCGACGCCGCACGCGACGCCGCCGCCTACACCTCCGCCCTCGACGCCTATAACACCGCCCGCGACGCCCGCGACGCCGCCTACGACGCCCTCGACGCCGCCCGCGACGCTTAACCAACTACAGCCGCGCGGCAATCCCGCCGCGCGGCACAATCAACTAAGGGAACGAAAATGATCACCACCACCCGCGACGCCGCCGCCGCCCTCGACGCCGCCAACGCCGCCAGCGACGCCGCCAGCGACGCCTACAGCGCCGCCCGCGACGCCTACAACGCCGCCGCCCGCGACGCCTACACCGCCGCCCGCGACGCCTACACCGCCGCCCGCGGCGCCGCCCTTGACGCCGCCCGCGACGCCTACAACGCCGCCCGCGACGTCTACAACGCCGCCGCCGACGCCGCCGACGCCGCCGACGCCGCCTACGACGACTACAACGCCGCCCTCGACGCCTACAACGCCGCCCACGACGCCTACAACGCCGCCCACGACGCCCTCGAAGCCGCCCACGACGCCGAGGAGCACCACCGTGCGTAATTGGATTGCTACCGTACTAGACTTTGTCGCGTTCTTAACCTTCATCGTGGCCATGGGCCTGTTGATTATTGGAGTGAGCGTATGAGCGGCCACCCGACGATAATTACCGACGGCGACACCCTGACCCGCGCCGAACGCGAGCGCGAACGGGAGCGCGACGCCGAGATGATCGACGACCTGACCCGGCTTGAAGGCGAGTGCGACGACGCGATCCTGGTGGCTGACAGTTTGGCCAAGGAAGGCGTGGGCGCCATGCTGGAAGTGGCTGGCCTGCTGCGCCATGCCAAGCGGCTCACAGTTGAGCGGCTGCTGCGGATGGAGAAATCTCAGCAATACGATTTTTGGCGCGTAATCTGATCAATCAAAGACAGGACAGGATATTACAATGCAGCACAGTCAGATTGTGGGTGGCTCGACCGCCAAGCGCGTCATGGCCTGCCCCGGCAGCGTGGCGCTGGTGGACAAGATGCCACCGCAGACCAGCACCAGCTATGCGAACGAAGGGACGCTACTGCACGATACGATAGCGGACGTGCTAGTCCACGGCGGCGCGCCCGAGGACCATTTGGGCCGCACCCATGGCGGCGTTGCGCTTACTCAGGCGCTGATTGATGACAAGCTGGCCCCGGCGCTGGCCGCGCTGGACCAGATCGACCCGCAGGGAGATATCGAATATGCAATTGAGAGCCGGGTTGGTTTTGGTGATTTTCTGCCTGTCGTTTTTGGTTCTACCGATTTTCTTGGCCGTAGTGGTGATCGAGCGATTGTTCTGGACTGGAAGTTTGGTTCAGGCGTTGCTGTTGAGGTTGAGGAAAACGAGCAGTTGATGTTCTACGCCGCCGCCGCTATGCGGACAGACGCAACCAAGTGGGCGTTCGAAGGCGTTACCGAGGTTGAGCTGATCATCGTGCAGCCGCCCGCCGTCAAGCGGTGGACCACAACCGTCGCGCGCGTCAAAGCGTTTGAGGTAGACCTAGCCGCCGCCGTCAAATTGTCGGCGCAGCCAGACGCGCCGCTGGCCGCCGGCGACCATTGCAAGTGGTGCAGCGCCAAGCCTGTGTGCCCTATTATGACCGGCGCAGCCGACCGGGCGCTGCGTGCCAAGCTGGACGCGCTGCCGGTCGATCAGATCGCGCACTATCTGGACCAGGTGCCGTTGATCGAGGAGTTCATCCGAGGCTTGCAGGCGCTGGCGCAGCAGATGCTTGAAGAAGGCCAGCCCGTGGGCGGCTGGAAGCTGGTGCCGAAGCGCGCAACGCGCCAGTGGACCGACGACGACAAGGCGACGGCGTGGCTGGAAGCTAACGGCGTCTATCCGCTGCAAGAGCCAAAAGTTATCAGCCCCGCGGTTGCCGAGAAGGCGCTGAAGAAGGCTAAGATTGAATTGCCGGCTGACCTGGTGGTCGCCGTCTCCAGTGGTAACACGCTCGCGCCGGGAGATGACCCGAGGCCGGCGGCGTTGCAAATAGGCCATACGCTCAAAAGAGCCATGGCTAAAATCCAGTAACAAAGGGACGTACAATGACGAACATTACAGTTTTCGGCGGCGCCAGTCTGCCGTCGGTGAAGTCGCTTTCTACTGCGCTGCGGTCTATCAAAGCGCAGGATACCGCCGTCGGCATGGCCATTATCAAGATGGACAAGACCGGCCATTGGGTTTTCGGTGCCGATCAGACAGAAGTGGAGGAGGCCAGTCTCTGGGCCGTCAACCCGTTCTCGTTCGTCCACGGCTACATCGCGTGGGGCGACGGCGAGGTGCTGGGCGAGAAGATGGTCAGCGTTGCAGATCCGCTGCCGGAACTTGACATGCCGCCCAGCGGCGCCAAGCGAGGCTGGGAGATGCAGATCGGCATGACGTTGGCCTGCACCAACGGCGAGGACGAAGGCTTGCAGGCGCGCTACAGCGTCACCAGCGTCGGCGGCAAGCGCGCCGTGCAGGCGCTGGCTATGGCCATCGCCGAGCAGGTGGACAAGGACCAGACCCAGCCGGTGCCAGTGGTGCGCCTCAAAAAGGAACACTACCAGCACAAGAGTTACGGGCGGATCTTCACGCCCGTGTTCGAGCTGGTGAAGTGGTCGGGCATGGACGCAGCCCCGGTGGAGGAAGACGCCGAGGAAGCGGAAGCCCCGGCTGAAGATGCACCGCGCCGCCGCCGCCGCCGCACGTAAACAACATGCGAACGCCGGGACGGGTTGGGCCGTCCCGGCTAGTAGCGGATGAAGTGAGGCACCCATGACAATTCTAAGTGGAATAGGCGGCGTTATATCCGCCGCGCATAAAAGTCCTTGCGGCGTTTTACATGGCCACACTTGGGAAGTGGTGGTCTGGTGGCGCAACGACTCGCATTTTGTTGACGCGGGTGATCGTAAGTCACGCGTTGACGCTTTCTTAAGACAGTTTGACCATACGCTGTTACCCGACACATTGATGTGGGGCGAGCAACTCGCCGAGCATATAGGCGTCCACTTAAAGTGCTGCGCTGTTGATGTCAGCCGTAAGCCTGAGCGCATATACGCCCGGTGGGAGCGCAGCGAGTGATCCACTATCATGGAGGCCCGATCACGCCCGACACATGCGCGATCAAAGTGTGGACTGCGCGCCATGCGTTTGTGTCGTTTGCTGCCACGCAGCAGATGAACTTGGCCGCCGAAATTTGCCAATCGTTTGCGCTGGACAACGGCGCGTTCACATTTTGGAAGCAAGGCGGCGGTGTGCATTGGCCAGACTATTACTCATGGGTAGGTTATTGGCGTAACCATCCAGGCTTTGACTTCGCGGTTGTGCCTGATGTGATCGAAGGCAGCGAAGGGGAGAACGACCAACTTGCCGCTGAGTGGCCTTTCCCACGTCATCAAGGCGCGGTGGTGTGGCACATCAACGAAAGCATCGAACGTCTGCGCCGTCTGTCGCGCGAATGGCCGCGTGTGTGCATAGGGTCGAGCGGCGAATGGGACGTGTCAACGCCGCGGCGGTTCTTGGGTCGCGCTACGCAGGCCATCGGCGCGATATGCGACGACGACAACCGCCCCGTGTGCAAGTTGCATGGGCTGCGGATGCTGAACCCGGCGATCTTTTCGAAACTGCCGTTGGCCAGCGCGGACAGCACCAATGTGGCCCGCAACATTGGCATCGACAGTTCTTGGAAAGGCACATACCAGCCGCGCAGCAAGGAAACCCGCGCCGTCATCCTGACCGAGCGCATTGAGTCCTTCAATTCAGTGGGGGCGTTGCTATGACCACCCTATGGCTCGATTTCGAGACGCGCAGCCGCTGTGACCTGAAGGCTCGGGGCGTGTACAACTACGCGCAGGACGCCAGCACCGACGTGCTGTGCATGTCCTACGCCTTCGACGATGACGACGTGCGGACGTGGACGCCCGACCAGCCGTTCCCGGCTGTCGTGCGCCATCACACCGGCCAGATCAGGGCGCACAACGCCGCGTTTGAGCGGCTGATCTTTTGGTACGTCCTACAGATCGAATACCCGCTGGAGCAGTTCTACTGCACCGCCAGCCAAGCCCGCGCCAACTGCGCGCCAGGCAGCTTGGAGGATGTGGGCCGGTTCGCCGGCGCCAGCATGAAGAAAGACCACCGCGGCGGACAACTGATCCGCGCGCTGTCCATCCCGCAGGCGGATGGCAGGTTCAGGGATGACCCGGCGTTGATGGCGGAGATGGTGGCTTACTGCGAGCAGGATGTACGGGCCATGCGCGCCATCAGTCAGGCGCAACGCCCGCTGTCCGACGATGAACTGGCCGACTACCACGTCAATGAGCGGATTAACGACCGCGGCGTGCTGCTGGACCGCCCGCTGGCGCTGGCTGCGGTGCAGTACGCCGACGCCGAGAGCGCCGACATCCAACAGACGGTTGAGGAAGTCACGCAGGGCGAGGTTACGTCCGTGCGCAGCCCCAAGATGCGCGCGTGGGTGATGGCCCGCGTCGGGCCGCAGGCACTCAAGCTGGCGACCGTCTACAAGGACGGCGAGCCTAAGTTGTCCATCGACAAGACCGTCCGCCTCAACCTACTGGCTCTGGCCGAGGAGAACCCCGACGAGGTGCCGCCGGACGTGGCTGAGATCATCCAGTGCGCCGATGACCTGTGGGCGTCCAGCGTTGCCAAGTTCAGCCGCGCCGCGAACCTCGCGGACGCAGAAGATCACCGGGTGCGCGGCGCGTTCGTGTTTGCCGGCGGCGCCGCCACCGGACGCGCGTCATCCTACGGCTTGCAGGTCCACAACTTCCCGCGCAGGTGCGCCGCTGACCCGGTGTCAACGCGACAGGCGATGGTGCGCGGCCACAAGATCGTGCCGCAGTTTGGCCGGCGGATCACCGACGTGCTGAAGGGTATGCTGCGCCCATCACTGATGGCCCCCCAAGGCAAGCTGCTGGTGGTGGCTGACTGGGCCGCTATCGAGGCGCGGGTGACGCCTTGGGCGTCAAACACTAACAGCGGCGCGGACAAGCTGGCCCTCTTTGAGCGCGGCGAGGACGTGTACAAGCACAACGCCGCGGCGACGTTCCGCGTTGACTACGGCGACGTGGACAAGGACCAGCGCCAGATCGGCAAGGTCCAAGAACTCGCGTGTGGTTTCGCCGGCGGTGTGGGCGCGTTCGCCAGCATGGGCCGCGCCTACAACGTCGTGCTGGCCGAGAGCGACAGCCGCCGCATGGTTGATGGCTGGCGCAGGGCGAACCCGTGGGCGCAGACCTACTGGCAGGCTTTGGAGCAGTCGTATATGGCCGCGGTGCGCCACCCAGGCCAAGAGATCAGCGCAGGGCGCGTGACCTATTTGTTCGACAAGCAGCATCTTTGGTATGCCCTGCCGTCGGGCCGTGTACTATGCTATCCGTTCGCCCGTTTTGACGAGGCCGGCGACATCACCTACGCCAAGGCTGCATGGAAGCCCGCCGCCGATGCGACGGAATGGCCCCGCGCCCGTCTGTGGCGCGGTCTGGCTTGCGAGAACATCACCCAGGCTGTTGCCAACGATCTGCTACGCTACGCGCTGCGGCGGCTGGAGGAAGAAGGGTTTGAGACGGTGCTGCACGTTCACGACGAGATCGTGCTGGAAGTCGAAGCCGCGCAAGCCGACGCCGCCGCCGCGGCGCTAGTCAAGATTATGTGTACGCCACCCATGTGGGCCGCAGGACTGCCGCTGAACGCGGAAGTCGCGGTCATGACCCGTTACGGCAAGGGATAGAAAGGAATTGCGATGAGTGAGGATCGCGTTAAATTTCTCCAATACATCGCCGAACTATCTACGGAGCCAGGCGAGACGGCGCTGCTGCTGCGCCAGACGCCGTCGTTGGTGAACGACCAGATCGTCTACCACGGCGACGGCGTACCCAAGGCAACATTCCCGGCGTTCCTGCCTTCCAAGGCCAGGTTCAAGGTTGGCGACGCCTGGTACGTCAACACAGGATCGTTCATCGTTGATCGGTTCGTTGGCGGCAAGCCGTCGGCCAAGGCCGAGAACGTCGAGTACGTCCTGTTCATGATGCTGGACGATGTGGGCACCAAATCCAAGACGCCGCCGCTAGAGCCGACATGGATCATGGAAACGTCGGAAGGGTCGTATCAGTGGGGCTACGCGTTCACCAACCAGCCGACCAAGGCGGAGTTCTCCGCCGCCATTACCGCCATCGCCGAGGCGGGCTACACCGACCCCGGCGCTACCAACGCCGTCCGCAACTGCCGCATACCTGGCAGCGTCAACATGAAGAAGGGTCGCAACGGGTTCGAGGCGCGGCTGGTCGCGCTGCACCCCGAGCGCGAGTACGCGCTGGAAGACATCTGCGCGGCGCTGGGCGTCGAGCCGCCCGAGGCCGACACTGCCGAGATCCGAAGCATCAAAATCCGCGACACCGGCCACGACAGCGTGCTGGCGTGGCTGTCGGACAACAACATGGTGATGTCGCGGGTCAACAACGAAGGCTGGTGCGGCGTCATCTGCCCGAACCATGAGCAGCACACCGACGGCAACATCGAGGGACGCTACAAGCCGTTGGACCGGTCGTACTGCTGCTACCACGGCCACTGCCAAGACCTGACCAGCGCGGTGTTCCTGAAGTGGGTGTCGGAGAACGACGGGCCGACCGTCACACCCGGCCTGCGGGACGAGTTGATCGCCGAGCGCATGAAGCGGATGGCCGAGAAGATTATGCCTACCGAAGCCTATCCAGATCAAACGGCGGTTATCATCCGCGATGTCGAGCGCAAGGAAGCTGGCCGGCTGGAGAAGACCGAGTGGTTCGACCGTTTCGCGTACATCCAGTCTGACGACAACTTCTTCGACATGCTGACGCGCCGGGAATTGCCGCGCGCCGTGTTCAACGCGCTGTTCCGGCATATCGACTGCCGGTCTATTCACAACAGCAAGCGGCAGATTCCGGCGTCGGTGTATTTTGACGAGCGCCGGCAGGATTATGGGGCCAAGGCGCTGCTCGGCGTGACCTACGCCGCGGGCGAGGATGTGCTGGTAGCGCGTGACGGGCTGGTCTACGGCAACCGCTGGGTCAATATGCGCCCCGACATGAGCGACGCCGCGCCGGTTACTGACGCCGACATCGCGCCGTGGTTGGATCACTGTTACACGCTGGTCTCCGAGAGGACCGAACTGGAACACATCTGGAACGTGATGGCCTGCAAAATCCAACACCCAAACGTCAAGATCAACCATGCCGTGCTGCACGGCGGCGACGAGGGCAGCGGCAAGGACACCATGTGGGCACCGTTCCTGTGGGCGCTTGGCGGGGTGCATCAGCACAACCGTTCAATCATAGAGACGGGCGAGATCGGCAGCCAGTGGGGCTACAGTCTAGAAGCCGAGGTGGTCATTCTGAACGAGTTGCGCGAAACCGAGGCGCGCGAGCGCCGCGCGATGGCCAACAAGTTGAAGCCGATCATCGCCGCGCCACCCGACACGCTGTCGATTAACCGCAAGGGGCTGCACCCCTACGATATGCTGAACAGGCTGCAAGTCATCGCGTTCACGAACGACACGCTGCCGATCACGCTCCCGACGCAGGACCGCCGCTGGTTCTGCGTATGGTCGAGCGCGCCGCGCATGGACGCGGCGGAGGCGCAGAAGCTGTGGACCTGGTATAAGACCGGCGGGTTTGATTTGATCGCGGCGTGGATGTGGCAGCGCCCGGTGGCGGCGTTCAACCCCGCTGCCGCGCCGCCGATCACTGAGTGGAAGATCAACATGGTCGAGCAGGGCATGAGCGTCGCCGAGAGTTTCCTCGTCGATATGATGCGCCAGCGCATCGGGCCGTTCGCGGCGGGCGTTGTCGCGGGGCCGTTCCACAAGCTGTGCGACCTGATGGCGTCGCAGGGTCACGTCCCTATGGGCGTCCGCGTCCCGCAGGCGGCGCTGCTGCACGCCTTCAAGGAAGCCGGCTGGGTCGATTGCGGGCGCGTGGCGTCCGTGGAGTACCAGACGAAGCGACACATCATCGCCGCCGCGAACGTGGCAGCAACCAATACCAAGTCGGAGTTGCGCCGCGCAGTCGAACCGGACGCGCCGAAAAACAGGAAGGTAATAAAGATTCGGTAGCTGCGTACACCCAGCTAACGCAGCTAACGATGAAACCCCCGGTGTGCCTCACCGCGCCGGGGGTTTCTTTTTGTTTGCAGCTTGCAACAAATTGTTTTACCCGGTAGGTTGACGGTATGACCGAGAAAGACACAGAAGCCTACTTCGTCAAGCGCGTGAAGGCGCTGGGCGGGTACAGCTACAAGTTCCGCAGCGTGACGCAGCGCGGCGTTGCCGACCGCATTGCCTGCCTGCCGAACGGCAAGACATGGTTCGTAGAAATAAAAAAAATTGGCGGCAGGCTGTCGCCGCTGCAAGAGGTGTTCGCCGAGCAGATGGCAACGACTGGCCAGCACTACGTCGTGCTGTGGTCGAAAGAGGATGTAGACGCTTGGTCGGAGACGCGTAAATGAAAGTGTTAGTGGCGTGCGAAACTAGCGGGATTGTTCGCAACGCGTTTGTGGCCAAAGGACATGACGCTTGGTCTTGCGACATTCTGCCCAGTGAGGACGGTAGCAACCGCCATATAATTGGCGACGCCCGCGATTTGTTGAGCGGCGATTGGGATCTGCTCATGGTCGCGCACCCACCCTGCACCCGGCTTTGCAATAGCGGCGTCCGGTGGCTGTCAACGCCGCCGCCGGGTCGCACATTGGAGGATATGTGGCGCGAACTGGACGGAGGCGCGGCGTTGTTTAGCGCTTTCTGGAATGCACCGATTGATCGCATAGCCGTAGAGAATCCGGTGATGCACAAGTACGCTAAGGCGCGGATTGCGAATTATGCCGAACCGGCGCAATCGGTGCAGCCGTGGCAATTTGGCCACGGCGAGACTAAGCGCACCTGCCTGTGGCTCAAAAATCTGCCGCCGCTGGCGCCGACCGATATTGTCGAAGGCCGCGAACCGCGTGTGCATCGTATGCCGCCGGGGCCTAACAGGTGGAAAGAGCGCAGCCGTTTCTTCACCGGCATAGCGGCGGCAATGGCAGACCAATGGTCCTGACCCTGCGCCCCTACCAAGATGACGCCGCCGACTTCTTGTACGAGCGCGACCGGGCGATGATCCTGGCGCCGGTGGGCGCCGGCAAGACCGCGATCACGCTCACAGCCATGCAGGCGATGCTGAACGACGGCTTGGTTAAGCGGTGGCTGGTGGTGGCGCCCAAGCGCGTTTGCGCCGACGTGTGGCCGGTCGAGGCACCGCTGTGGTCTGGCATTGCGCCGGCGCTGGCAGTCGGCACTCCGG